AATTCAACGATGCGGACGTGGCGGAATTGGTAGACGCAAGGGACTTAAAATCCCTCGATGGCAACGTCGTGCGGGTTCGAGTCCCGCCGCCCGCACCAGCAGAATTTCTTATTATATATCAATTACTTAGTGTGGGATTGTCAGGTAATTTTGTAGCATAATTGTGGGCACGATCTTGTAGCACTGAGGGCGCTGTTGCATCTCTATTATTAGTTGCGTAACACAACTGACAAAAATACAGGTTGCACTCAGCTTTTTTCTTGCTACAATTGATAGCGTTGATTGACGCATCGCGCTTACGCGCTTGATGCAAGCGATAGCAACACGCTCCGCTCTTTCGAGAGCCAATCCACAACAAGGGGAAAATCGAAAGCAACCGCATTGTGCGGCTGCTCAACCTTGGTTGTTATTTGGTGTCGCTACGTTCGCAGATCAAGCAGCTACTCGGATTCGAAAAGAAGGTTGGCACGCTCGCCGCGCCCGACGCTTTCTTGCTCGATCTGTTCGGCGCAAGCACGACTAACGCAGGCGTTCTGGTTTCGCCGCGCAGCGCTATGTCATGCGCGCCAGTGCATGCGGCTGTTCGCGCCATCTCCGAGGCGATGGGCACGCTTCCGGCCTACGTCTACAAGCGCGGCCCCAATGGCGAGAAACAGCGCGCGCCAGATCATCCAGCACAACAGCTTCTAGACGGCTTCGCAAACGATTGGACGCCAGCCGGCAAACTCCGCGAGGACGTGACCCAAGACGCGGCGCTCTACCCGTTCGGCGGCTTCGCTTATTTGAATTGGGTTGACGGCAAGCCCTATGAACTGATCCGCCTCGATCCCGAGCGATCGGCGGTTGTCATCGATTACAGCAACCTTGAGCCGCAATATGCGGTTCGCGAGGACGGCAAGAACCCGGCTCGCATCATCGCTCGCCAAAACATCCTGCATATCCCCTCGCCCTCGCTGCAAGGCCGGGGAATGGTGATTGAAGGCCGTGAGGCAATCGCGCTCGCGATCGTGCTGGAGCAATACGCGAGCCGCCTGTTCGGCAACAGCGCCCGGCCTTCTGGCGTCATCACCAGCAAGGGCCCGCTCAGTCCTACCGGACTGGCCAATATAAAGTCGGCCTGGAATGCCGCGCACGGCAGCGGCAACAGCGGTGGCACCGCAGTTTTGCCCGAAGGCGTCACTTGGCAGCAAGTGGTGCTCAACAGCACCGACGCGCAATTCCTGGAAATGCGCCGGTTCGCTATCAGCGAAATTTCGCGGTTGTGGCGCGTGCCGCTCCACATGCTGGCAGAGCTTGAACGCGGCACCTTCCGCAACGTCGAACAGCTCGGCGCGGAGTTCCTTCAATACACCCTCGCCTCGTGGATTAGCCGTTGGGAAGGCGAGCTAAGCCTCAAGCTCTTTACCAAGGACGAGCGCAACACCTTCTTCGTCGAATTCGATACCGATTCATTCGCCCGCGCAGACATGCTGGCGCGCCTCGAAGCGCTAAGCGTTGCGGTCACAAGCCGCATGATCAATCCGAATGAAGCGCGCCAGATCGCCTTTGGCCTGCCCGGCTATGACGGCGGCGACAAATTCGAAAACCCGAACACCACCAGCCCCCACGCTCAACCGCGCCTTGTCGGAGGTGTAGATCCATGACGCTCAGAAGAGTCCACCTTCACGGTGCCTTGGGCGCTGAGTTCGGCGAGAGCTATCGGTTTGATGTTGCCACCGCAAGCGAGGCCTTGCGTGCCCTTAACGCCAATTTCCCCGGCAAGTTCGTCAAGGCGCTCCAAGGCAACAGCTACCGCGCGGTGCGCGGCGACGAGATGCGTGGCGTTGATATGGATATTGAGATGATCCGCGAGCTGAGGCTTGGCGAGAACGATCTCCACTTCATTCCGGTGGCCGAAGGCTCGATCTCGCAGACCACCAAGGGCACCACCAAGATCGTGCTAGGTGCGGCGCTCGTCGGCGGCGCGATCTTCCTGTCAGGCGGCACGCTCGCCGCACCGCTATCCGTCGCAGGCATGAGCGTCCCCGGCTTGTCCTATGGGACCGTTGCTCTGATTGGCCTCGGACTAGCCATCGCAGGCGTCTCCACGCTGCTAGCGAAGCCCGCAACTCAGACAGCATCAAACGACGTGAGCGTTGCTGGTGCCGCGCAAGGACAAACTGGTGAGCAGGGCCGTGCCATTCCGCTGATCTACGGCGAGGTGCTGGCGCCCGGCATTCCAATCTCGGTTGGCTCACTCGTTGAAGACATTCCCGTCTACGCGAACTCAGCCGGCAGCGTTGAAGCCGCGTTCGGACACAATCCCAGTTACTGGAGCGGTCAGTGACACCCTACACCGCATTCCTTGGCGATGCCGAATATCGGTTCCGGCTCACGCCCGCCGCGATCATTGAGCTTGAGAGCAAATGCAGCGCCGGCATTGGCGCGATTTGCAGCCGCGTGTTCGCCAAGCAATTCGCCCAGTCCGACATCACCGAGACGATCAGGCTGGCGCTCACTGGCGCCGGCACCGCTCCTAAGCGCGCCGCAGAGCTGGTCGCGCTCTATGTCGCCGATCGCCCGCTATCTGAAACGTATCCCCTCGCCGCAAAAATTCTGGAGCGCGTCTGGTTCGGCGCTCCGCACATGGAGAAATAAATTGCAAGTCAACCTAATCGCCAACGGCGCTACGCCCTCGCTCGCTTGGTATGGAGGCCGTGGCAGCGTCACCGTCTGGGGCAACTTTGGCGGCGGCACCGCAACGCTGCAAATGTCGCCCGATGTAGGCACCACCTGGATCAACGTCGATGAAACCGGCGACGCCTTCGTCACTTTCACGGCGAGCGGCGACGGCGGCTTCGAACTGGGGCTGTGCTTGCTCCGCGTCAATCTCACTGGCGCGACCGCGCCGTCCATCACGGTTTCAATCTGATGGACCATCTTGAGATCAAAGCCGCTCTCAGCGTCACCGACGCGGGCGAGATCATCGGCACCGCTTGGCCGTTCAATGCTGGCCCGGACAGCGTTGGCGACCTGATCACCAAAGGCGCGTTTGGCACCATTCCGACTGATCTCCCCATGTTGTTCGGTCACGACCCGGCGGATCTGATCGGCACCTGGACCGAGACCACCGAAACCACTGACGGCCTTGTCACCAAGGGCAAGCTCCACATGGACCAGCCGCGCGCCCGCGCCGTGCTGAGCATGATCAAGAGCAAGCTCATTGACGGCTTGTCGATCGGCTTCCGCACCAAGGCCGCGACCAAACAGGGCCGTAACCGCGTGATCTCATCACTGGACCTCGCGGAGATCAGCGTTGTCCGCAACCCCGCCCATCCCAAGGCTCGCATCATCGCAGCCAAGTCGAATGACGCCGCTGTCGCGGTGGCCGCAGCAATCGAGCGATTCACGGCGTCGCTCCGAACCCATCACTAAACCCCGAGAGGTGAAAGACTACCCAATGAAGCACGTTTCTAAACTTGAACTCAAAGAAGGCGCGGGCGACGACGCGACCGCGCTCGTTACCAAGGCGCTGGATGATTTCCGCGCCGCTTTCGATGCGCGCCTCAAAGAGATCGAAACCAAGTCTGCCGGCGATACCAAGTTGAAGGACAGGCTTGACCAGCTTGAGGCCAAGATGAACCGGCCCGGCAGCACTGGCACGATCGAAACCAAGAGCGCGGAGCTGGTCGCTTTCGAATCGTTCTTGCGCGGCGGCGCAGCCAGCATGAACGACCTCGAAAAGAAGACGCTCACCGTCGCCAACAACAACGTCCTGGCGCCGCTGGAATACGGCAGGGAAGTGTTGAAGCTTCTTCGCCTTCTGTCGCCGATCCGCCAGTATGCGCGCGTGGTCAGCATTGGTGCCCGGCAGGTTTCGTATCCACGCCGCACTGGATCTACCGCCGCGAGTTGGGTCGCCAATGAGACCGATGCGCGCTCCGAAAGCGAAACCAGCTATGAGCAGGCGCTGATCACGCCCGGCGAGCTGGCGACCTACACGGACATTAGCCAGCAACTGATCGAAGACAACGAATACGACCTGCCCGGCGAAATCAGCCAAGACCTTGCCGAGTCGTTCGCGATCGCAGAGGGTACCTCGTTCGTCAGTGGGAGCGGGACTCACCAGCCGACAGGTTTGCTGACCAGCACCGCCATTTCGTCAATGAACACCGGCAACGCGAACGGCTTCCCAACGAGCAACCCGGCTGACGTGCTTATCCAGATGGCGCACCAGCTCCCGACTCTCCACTTCCAGAATGGGGTGTGGGTGATGAACCGGCTCACGCTCGGCACGCTGCGCCAGTTCAAGGACAACCAGGGGCGTTACATCGTGCTGGACGGCCTTTCCCAAGGCGCCCCGCCCACGTTGCTTGGCCGTCCCGTGGTTGAGGCTCCGGATATGCCGGTCATTGCCGCTGGCAACACACCGATCCTGCTCGGCGACCTCCAGGGCTACCGCATCGTTGATCGCATCTCGTTCAACATGCTGTTCGACCCGTACACGTTGGCCGCGAGCGGTCAGGTTCGGTATCACGCGCGCCGTCGCGTTGGCGGTGACGTGACCCACGCCGACCGTTTCATCAAGCTCAAGGTCTCGGCCTAAGGGATACGGCTATGCTGCTCGGACAAGACACGATCGCGATCACCTTGGGTCAGAGGGTGTTTGTGCTACGCGCCTCGCTCCGGGCAGCATTCCGTTTGTACAAGGATTACGGAAGTTATGCTGCGCTATCGACTGCTATTGCTGGTGGTTATTTTTCTGCTCATTGCGATGTGATCAAGCATGCGTGCTCCGATCACCGCGCACTGAGGCAGTATTGCGCCATAGCTGACCAGCTAGCGCTGCGCGATGCCATCGTGGGCAGCCGTGATCAGCTCCTGGAGTTCGTGCTTATCCTCGCTGGCGGCAAACAGTCCGGCGATGAACCAACCGAGCCCACCAAACCCATCACCTTTGATGAATATCACGCCAAGCTGTTCCGGATTGCGACCGGATGGCTGGGCTGGACACCGGACACAGCATGGAACGCAACCGCCTCAGAGATCATCAACGCCCACCAAGGCCGGA